CAAGCCCTTGCCATCTTAACTTGATTTGGTAAAGCACTGGCCTTTAAGAACCATTCTCTTTTACAGTAACCTTCAGACTCAGGAACTGCATACCAATTCCCTTCCAGAAGTCTAGCTCTCTCTACACGAGGAAGAGCATTAAGCTCTGCTAGATATTTAGGGTTGTTCTGAATCAGAATAGGATTATCAAAGATTGTTCCAGAAATAAATGTAAATGTTTTTGGTGGAACATGTACATATTCATCTGTGTTTGGATTGTACACCCTACACATATCTGGATAAAGATCTTCAAGTTCTTCTGCTGTATCAGCAAAGACAGGTTTATCATCTATAATCAGGTAGTATCTTACAACACCTTGTTTATCTTTATCTGGATATCCTTCTTCATCCAACCACCATTCTACCCAGTTTAACACCCAGCTTTCATTATCTGGGTTACAGCTAGCCATACAAAAACCATCTACTTCTGCATCAGAACGCAAACGAGATAGTAGGTAGGTGAACTGTGTCTCTGTAAAGTGAGTAAGCTCATCGAAAAAGATAGCTGATAACTGACCACCTTGGTAGGACAGTTTATGCTTTTCATGTTCTAAGTGATTAAAAGCGATAGAAGACCCTGAACGAAATGTGTGCTTCTTGTCGCTTGAATTTGTTTTTGGTTTAAATGGCCTGTACATTTTGCCACTTTCTTCCCACAAACCACCTTGTTGTGTAAGCTGTTTTGTATTACGTCTAAAGTATGACGCATGGAAGTTAGGGTCTTTAATGTAAGGTAGTGACTTCATTAAAAGTAGGTGGGACTTACCAGAACCTGCTGCACCACCATAAATAATTAAGTCAGCCTTAATGTTCATGGCAAGTTCCTGAGACCCCCTCTGAGGCCGGATTACTTGCTTAGCCATTCATCTCCTCTTTATCCTGCTGTAGTAGAGAAATGAGGTTCATCATCCTCTTCTTCTTGTTGTTCTACTTCCTCTGAGTGGTTGTATTTGAAATCCATCTCTAAGAGTTTTAACTCTATATCAGCAAGAGTTTTTGTTAGTCTTTCGATTTGAGCTGGAGACATTTTTGTTTCTTTATCTGAAACTAGGTCTACGATAAACTCTTTAAGTTTAACTAGATCCCATCCGTTGTCTAAAGCTCTCTTTAATTTTGTTTGTGGGTCACTAGCGTTTCTAGTGTTCTTAGGTCTTCCGTTGGGATTACCAGAGACACCTTTGACAAATTTACCACTATTATCTCTCTTTCCCATACTCTTCTCTTAATATTAAAATTCTGTAAGAAAGGGGAGTGTGCCTCCCCGCTGTCACACCAAAGGAGGAGGATCGTGCGACATAAAACGTTAGGGCTTGCTTTCATGCCCTTTTTCCACTATTACACTTAATTATAGCACAGTATACCTATTTGTCAATAGGTTTTTTAAAATTAATTTAAATTCTTAGTCATACCACTCGTAATAGTAGCCAGACTTAGAGTTATGAGATAATCCCTCTGAGATATGCTGGTTCTCATACTCATGATCAAAACTATAAGAGTATTCCTGAACACTCTTTCCTCTACAAATACCGCAAGTATCCTCAGGATTACCGTCAGCATCTTTCATGTGTATTGTCCCCATACTGAGGGGTCTATTACAAGCGCGACATCTCATTATTATCACCTCTATTATTTTTGTTTTCTAAGGTATATTCAACGTAGTTATTTAAGTAACTACCCCAAAATTCTTCAAATTGATCCTCTAAGCTTCCTTCACTCTCAGTAAGATCACACCATTCCGAAAAGTGTTTTATAAAACCTTCTTTGTCAAACTTAAGTGTTAGAGTTAGGTTTAATTTTTCTATCAAAATTTTGTTCCTCTTCAATGTTAAAAGTTCCGTTCATATATTCTATAAACTGTTCTTGTGTGGGTTCTTTGTTTTCTTTTTCACACCAGTGTTTAAAACCGTCTAGAATAGCTGGCCTGTACAACCACCACCATCCATTTTGTTTTTTATCTATCATACCTCACCACCCTTACAGGTTTATTAGCAACAATATCCATATACTCGATCATGTGCTTTGTGCCAGAAGACTTCCCATCCCAGAAAGCCACTAGAGCGTCTGCATACTCTCCCATCTCTATGTTTCGTAGAATACCCGCTTGCTTACCGTGTTTATCCCAGTTAGCGGGGAAGTAAGTTACATCTAAAGCATTATTTTTAGCATACAAGTCCCCTAGTGCATCAGCGCCTCTAGCCCCTCCACAAACAATCTCTATTGCATCTGGGATCTCTGAGAAATAGAAGTCAAGCTTATCACACAACAAGTCAAAGTCTGAGAATCCTCTCCCTCCTGCGACAATAGCTTTAAATGGCATCCCTTATCTCCTCCCTCACTTGCATGATTATCTTCCCTAGATTGTTCTCTCCTTCTCCTGTTTTAAGACAAACTCCCCAGAACTTATCCCCCCACCAATTACCTTCCTGAATATATTCCTCTCCAGTGTTTAAGAGTTTCCTTCTTAGGTTTGGATTTAATTCTGAGTATTTATACCTTGTTGCATACAGCATTACATCTAACTTAATCTGCTCCCAGTCTTCTCTAAGCTCTAAACCTCTCCCAAAAGATTTAGGTCTATCTGTAAGAGATGCTTGATGTCTTAAATCCCAAGAGGTAGTCTTCATTGCAACATAAAAATGCTCTACTGTAGGAAACAATAAGTTCTGATACTCCAAAGGAGTATTAAACTTCCAAAAGTTAGAAAGCCACCGATAAGGTTCTTTAAACTGTTCTATCATGCAGTCCTCTCGTAAGTTTCTTTAAGCTCCCTCTCCACTCTAAAAGACTCGTATTGAAGTTTATTTAGATATAGAATATCTTCATTAGCGTAAGCTACTTCACAGCAGTTGCAAAACAAAAAATATGCTGGTAGCGTAGTTGAATGCTCTCTAAACATAACAAAGTTGGGAGAACACTTCAGTGTAACCTCTCCCTCCCCACAAATATCACAAACATTACTCATATCATTCACTCAAGTAGGCATAGGCTGTAAAATACTTCTCAAGACGTTCAAAGTCTTTCTGCCGAAGTCCTTTCATACGAAAGATTTGGCTGTTGTGTTCTAAGTCAGCCATTTTAACAGCTCGTGAAATTGGATGGGAGGCGGCTCTCTTGATATAGTCCATGTAAGGCTCCCCGTCTAGATGAGTTACTTTCTTTAAGAGATCGATAACATCGTCCCCAAAACCCAGACCCCACAAATCTGAAGGAGTTATGTTAGTATCTTCTAACAAGTCATGTCCCACCCCAACAATCATAGCAAGCTCTCCTAAGTGACTCACTTTATTCATCACGTACAGGCAGTGAAGGATGTAGGGATTACCTCCCTTATCTGTCTTGTTTTTAAATCTGTGAGATACTAAAGCAATCATTTCTCCTAGCTGGTTCATACGATCCTCCTATTTGGTGATATATACTATTTGGTAATATATACTATTTAGTGATAATTGATCTAATAATTTGATCTACTATTTAGTGATATATACTATTAAGTGATATTTAGTAATATATAATATTTTATATTTAAAGATTATACCATCAGGTAGTGGTTTTGTCAATACCTTTTTACACATAGCCACAAATAATTTGACATTTCACTATCAGGTGTGGCACACTACCTGTGTTTGTCGAATAATTTAAATCAACACTTGACAAACATCGGTGTTGTGGTATAATCATTGTTGTTGGAGGGAGAATGGATTGGAAATCATTATCTCAGAAAGAGATCGAGGACTGGGTGAACAACCCTTCCAAGAAAGAAAAATATAAGTATAAAGGTCATAGTTTCAAGCCCCTCCGAGGTGTTGGTAAACAATACTGCACCACTTGTGGGCTTGTTGCTATAAGAACTAAAATAACTGAATGGTGTATTGACAAGGGATGTAATTACGATGATCATCCTCAGTACAAACAGAAAGTTAGATCATTGACAGGAGGAAAGATATGAGAAAACAAATTGCTGGTGTTATTGAACTCTTGGTGTTGGTGCTGATCCTACCCTTGTTTCTGCTAGTACAACCAGCTCTGTTTGCTATTGACTGGTTGGAAGTAGACTTGCACTATGCTTGGGGAAACATCCTAAACATTCCTTGGGATGTGTGGAGTATGTTTGAGCAGTGCTGGGAGAAGATTAAAGGTTAGGAGAATTAATGAATAATGCTGGGGACAAATGCCCTTTTTGTGGATGTTGTGCTGTTGTAAGGTTTAGCAGCTTAAACTACAAAAAATGTGGGGATTGTTTGGAAGAGTGGCCTTGGGAACTGAAAGAAAACCAACAGCCATTGATTAAATACCAGAGGTGATAATGAAAGGCTATGAAGCAATAGAAGAAAGAGTAAAGAAGCTAGAGCAAGGAGAAAACTATGATCTAGCCCAAATGGAACAAGATATAGCAAAACTATCAGGGAAACTGGAAAGACTATCAGATGAAGTGAAGTCTTTGTTAAGATATGCTATAGAAATCGACAAAGCTTTGGGGGCTACTATTGATGATTTCAGTAAAGGTAGATACGGACAGCCTGATTGAGGCTTGTATCAGAAGACTACAAACAACATCTCGCAAAGGAGATAAGAGCAGACTTAATGACATTCTGGCTGTAGCCCAAGTAGCTGCGGACAACCACTTCATCTATTGCTCTGTTGGAGAAAAAGATTTTCTGTTTTTGTTTGAGGAGGAAGAGTGAACAAACTACAATACTTGCTAGGAAAGCTAGCAGAGGAAGCTTCTAAGGTAGCTAACGAGGCACTAAAGACACAATACTTTGGGTTTGACTACAAAAACCCCAAGACAGGGGAGACTAACAAAGAAGCTCTGCAAAGAGAAGTTCAAGATTTCTTGATTGTTCTAGGAATGCTAGGGGAGGAATATGATTTTGATGTTGATATAACTAAACTTGCACAAAGAACTGGAGACAAGGTTATCAAGATTGAAAAGTATTACAAGATTATGAAGGAGCTTGAAAGTGAATAGTTATTTTCTAGAAGAAAACATTCTAGACTACATAGAACGGGTTGCAGAGCTGGCATCTCTAAAAGTTAAGATCTTTTTAGGAGGAGAAAAGAATGCTCCTAAGAAAAACTCTAGATATGAAATCTACACAAAAGATGGAGGATATTATGCCTCTGGAAGTTGGAGCCAGTGTATTGCTTCTATCAAACAACTGGCAGAGAGTGGAGTTGAATTTAACTTTCCTAAAATGAGAGAATCTCTGGAGAAGTTTTCCCCTAATGAACTCAACAGAACAATTATTGTTGAGTATATGGCAGAGCAACCTCTGGAAGAACTGAGATTTACTTACGAGCTTGTAGAAAGAAACTCTCGTAAGATGACAGCAGCAGAATTTAAAAAATGGTTGCCAGAATATCTTGACAGATTTGATAACATCGAGTATTATTTTGAAGAAGCTACAGGAGTTAAGAAAATCCTGAAAGAACTTGAAGAATTAATCTCAAAATAGTGTAAAAAGTCCTTGCAATTTTTAAAAATAATGGTATAATACTTGTAAGAAATGAGAGACATGCGGGTGTAACTCAATTGGTAGAGTGCTGTCCTTCCAAGTCAGATGTTGTGGGTTCAAATCCCATCACCCGCTCCAAACATAGAGGGATGTCAGAGCGGTTTATTGTACCACCCTGCTAAGGTGGTGAGGCTTAAAAGCCTCCGAGGGTTCAAATCCCTCTCCCTCTGCCAGAGCATGCAGTTCGATTCTGCTAGGTAGCGACAATTGGTATCAGAATAGGGTTTGAATCCCCGCTAAGGCGCATTAACTAACGTGATGGTTAGGGCTTGACTCACAGGAACAG